TACGGACCGTGACCCACGCGCGAGCAGATGGCAGCGCATCACGCGCAGCGGCGCGTGCGGGTTCTGCCGGATGCTCGCCGGCCGTGGCGCGGTCTACAAGGAGTCCACGGTCCACTTCGCGGCGCATGGCGGCGCGAAGGGCGGCGAGTGCAACTGCGCCGCGGCCCCGTCGTGGGACCCGGACGCCCCCGAGGTCGACGTGATGCTCTATGAGGCCAGCGCCCGCCTGTCGGGCCTGCGACGAGCGGCAGCGAACGGCAACCAAGACGCACAGCGCCGCCTCGCAGAGCACAGCGCCCTCGTTCGCCGAGCCGTCGAAGAGTACGCCTAATTCTTCCCGTCGAGTGACGGGGTTACGCCCACGCGTGGCGGTCAACACGCGGTTCAGGAGGAACAGCATGGGCTCTCACCTGCCCACGAACAAGGCACTTCCCATTCTGCCAACGCCCGGCTTGGACCACCCGCGCTTCACGCGCCTGCGGTTCATGTCGACGGAGGCAGGCGCTAGTGGCACCTCCGGTGCCGGCGGCGGGGAGGGTGGCGAAGGTAGCTCCGGCAAGGAGTTCAAGGCGCCCGCGAACCAGGCTGAGCTCAACGCGATCATCAAGCAGCGAGTCGACCGGGAGCGGGCGAAGTTCGACGACTATGACGACCTCAAGGCCAAGGCCGCCGAGCACGACGCAACCGTGCAGGCGTCCAAGACCGAGGCGGAGAAGGCGAACGACCGGCTGGCTGCTCTGGAGCGAGAGCTTGAGAACACCAAGACTGGCGCGCTGCGCACCCGCGTGGCGGCCGACTTCGGCATCAGCACCAAGGCTGCCGACGACGGGGGTCCTTCCGACGCCGACCTGTTCCTCACCGCGAGCGACGAAGCGACCTTGATCAAGCAGGCCGAGCGCCTGGCGGGTCGTTCCGAGGACCGCAAGAAGAACGGCAACCGTGCCCCTCTCCAGGGGCAGACATCATCCAAGCCCGCTGACGACCCGCTGCGCGACGTCGCGGCCGGGCTGTTCAAGCGCGACTAGCCCAAGGAGGGCTGACACATGGCAATTCTGGACACCGGGGACCTGAACCTCCCCGACCAGGTGCTGGACCCGTGGCTCGGCAAGGTGCGCGACGGCTCGTCCGTGGCCGCACTGTCGAACTCGATCCCGATGAAGTTCGGGACCGGCACGAGCATGACGTTCGACATCGGCGAGGCCGAGTACGTCGGCGAGGGTGCCAACAAGGGCTCCTCGACATTCACGCCCACGACGGTCACGACCGCCCCGTTCAAGTTCCACAAGACCGTCCGCTGGACGAACGAGGTCATGTGGGCCGACGAGGACCACCAGCTGGGCGTCGTACGGCAGATCCTCGACCAGATCCAGCCGTCGCTCTCGCGCGCACTGGACTTCGGCGTCTACCACGGCATCAACCCGACCGGCGGCGCCACGGTCGCGGCGATGACCCAGAAGCTGTCGGCCACCACCAACTCGGTGGAGATCGACGACACCCCGACGGTGGGCACGTACACCCACCTGGACGCAGCGGACACGCTGGTCCTGGCCGACGGCTACGTCCCGCGTGACGCGGCACTCGACCCGACCTTCGCGGCCCGGTTCTCCACGGCCCGCGGCGTGAACTCGGAGCAGAAGCTCTACCCGAACTTCCGTCTCGACACCGCACCCTCCGAGCTGGACGGGCACCGCGCTTCGGTGTCCCGGACGGTCGGCGCGATCGGCGTGGCCGCTGCGGCGACCAACGTCAAGGGCTTCGTCGGCGACTTCTCAGCGATCCGATGGGGCATCCAGCGCCAGATGGGCCTGGAGCTCATCGAGTACGGCGACCCGGACGGCCAGGGTGACCTCAAGCGGAACAACCAGGTCGCGTTCCGCGCCGAGGTCGTCTACGGCTGGGGCATCGCGACGCTGGACGCGTTCGCGAAGATCGTCAACGCTGTCGCGGACGCGTGAGCCTGATGCGTCTCACCGCGCCGAACGGCGCCACCGTGAACGTTCCCGACGAGAAGGCGGAGCGTCTGCTCACCATGGGGTTCACCGACCCCGGTGCGTCAGCTACCGCTGACTCCAAGTCGCCGTACTCGTCGATGAAGGTCGACGACATCAAGGCGGAGATCGATTCTCGCAACGAGGGCCGTGACGAGGCCGACCTGCTCTCGCTGGAGGGCAAGAAGGCCGATCTCGTCGCTGTGCTCGACGCCGACGACGCCGCTTCCGACGACAAGTGACAGGAGGCGGTGAGGATGGCATTCATCACCCCAGCGGATCTCACGCCGTTCGCGACCATCGACGCGGCGAAGGCTGCTGCGATGATCGCGGACGCCGAGTCCATGGCCATCCTCGCCGCCCCCTGCCTGCCTGGCCTGACCACGGCCCCTGAGGGCGAGACCCCCGAGGCTGAGGCGCTGCGACTGGCCAAGTTGGCCGCGGTGAAGGCGATCCTGCGCGGCGCGATCCTGCGCTGGGAGGACGCCGGGTCCGGGGCGACCCAGACCAACCAGGAGCAGATCGGCCCGTTTGGTGCTCAGACCGCATTCACACCAGCGCGTAAGTCGATGTTCTGGCCGTCGGAGATCGAGCAACTGCAGGGCATCTGTTCGTCCGGCGAGAAGGGCAGCGCCTACACGCTGGACACGGCGCCCGGATCCACGAGCGCAACATCGGACCTGCATACGCCGTGGTGCTCCTACCGCTTCGGCGCCCTGTACTGCTCGTGCGGTGTCGATCTCGCCGGGTACCCGATGTTCGAGGTGCTCGAAGGGAGCGACGTCTGATGAGCTTCGTCGGCGAGCCGGTCACCCGCCGGCGCCGTGAGCAGACGGGCGTCGATCGCTACAACAACCCGGTCTACGACGACGTCGACACGGTCCTCGAGCAGCGCGCCGCGTTCGACCCGGGCGGCTCCCGTGAGCCGGTCGAAGTGGGCCGTGAACAGGTGGTCACGACACCAAAGCTCTACTTCTTCAGGACGTGGCCGGACCTGACCGAGACGGACCAGGTGCTCGTCCGGGGCGAAGTGTTCGGCATCGAGGGCGACCCTGCGGACTGGAAGTCGCCGTTCGGTTCCACGCTCGGCGGCCTCGTCGTCGAGCTCAAGCGGGCGGAGGGCTGACCATGGCGACTACTCGCGTCGTCTTCGACTCGAAGGCCGCCGAGGAGCTGCTCAAGTCGTCCGAGGTCCGGGCGATGCTCAGGCAGCGCGCGGAGGCTGTGGCCGCACGTGCGCGGTCGAGTGCGCCCAAGGCGTCGCTTGACTACGTGAACTCGATCGGTGTCGAGGACGCGACGACGGACCGCGCCGTGGTGCGCGTCGTGGCCCGGGACTGGAAGTCACTGATCATCGAATCCAAGACGGGCAACCTGACCCGTGCGCTCGGAGCGGAGGGCGGCTGATGGTCGCCATCATCTGGTCGGACATCGAGGCCGAGTTCATCGGCTACATGGGTCCGGCCCTCTCGGCGCGCCCTGAGGCGTATGCAGACGAGGTTACTGTGCGCAACCAGGTGCCGGACGAGTCCAGCACCCAGCCCTGGCCCGCATCGAAGCGCCTCGTCGTCGTCCGCGACGACGGCGGCCCGACCACGCAGGACGTGCGGGCGACCGCGCGCCTCGGCGTCCGTGTCTTCGGCGCCACCGAGGCGGAGACCTCCGACCTCGCCAATCTCGTCGCCGCGCTCGTGCGCGACTGGCGATCACCGACCGTGCGGCGCACCTCGCCGACGCGGCCGTACTCGGCCACCGAGGAGTCACGGCGTCCAGCCATGTACTTCACGGCCGAGTTGATGATCCGCGGCCGGGCATTGCCGGACGCATGACCCAGGAGAACCGATGAAGGTCACCCTCGCCATCGCGACCGAGGTCGCTGGCACGCAGCACAAGCAGGGCGACGTGGTCGAGGTTGACCGGGCGACGAGGAACAACCTCGTTCACCTGGGCCGCGCCCGCGACGCCGCCGAGAAGCCGGCGCCGTCGGCCGTGAAGAAGGAGAGCTGACATGGCACTCGATGCCGCGAACGCCCGGATCTTCGGATCCGACGACGACAAGGTGCTCGTCGCGCCGCTCGGGAGCACGCTCCCCACAACGCTCGCTGCGGCAGACGCCGCATTCGAGGACGTGGGTTGGCTCCACACGGACGGCATCCCGTTCACCCCGGCGGACTCCGTGGAGAAGCTCCGCGGCCACCAGGGCGGGCGCGTGGTCCGGACGACCATCACCGAGTCGGACCTGACGTTCCAGTTCCAGTGCCTGGAGACCACGGCGCTGACCCTGGGCCTGCAGCACAACATCACGGGCGCCGTGACCACGACCGGTGTGACGACGATGAACGCGTCACCGGGTCGGCAGATCGAGGCGCGCGCGTTCGTGCTCGACCTGTACGACAAGGACAACACGGACATCCACTACCGCTACGTGATCCCCCGCGGGGAGATCGGCGAGCGGTCGGAGTTCACCTTCGCGAACAGCGACATCACGGGCTACACGTTCAACGTCGAGA